TCTTGTTTTTCAGTTGTTTTGCTGTATATTTTCCATTTATATCAGGGTTTTCAGCACCCCCAGAAGTTGGTGGATGACCTGTTTCTATTGATATAAAATCAACTAAAACTTCTTGCCCCCTACTTCCCGTAAGGGTTAAACTTTTTAGAGATACATCGATCGAACCATGTGACATTTCTAAACCTCCTTAAATTAAATTTCTGTAATCAGATGTTGCATAGAATAATGTTACATCAAAATCCTCTGCTTCAGTTGACAAAGTAAAAAATATTTCAATTTCATCCAGCAATCTGGAAGCTATTGACGTTGGGGACGCATCTTTAAAAGGTGGAATTTCTATTGCATATAAAGACTCACCATTTCCATCTTGTGGAATCATAGCTTTTGTTCTCCCACTTTGAGGACTTGCCAGAACGTTCATCAATTCCGTTACCGTGTCCTGTGTCTTATCCCTACCATCATCAGCCATTGTAACATTGATACTACCAACTGTTAGAGCATCTAGAGTCTTTACAACAGAAGTGTCCATGTAATCTAAAGCCACTACATTATCAAAGTAATTTCCATCAAGTCCTTTGGATATATTAGTTACAAAGCTCTTATTTGAATTTTGCTTAAGACTCCCAATATTAACAGCCTCTAGTGCATTAATATTATTCAAACTTAAAGTTCCAGTTGGATTAGCAGCAGTTTTATGCTCGATTGTAACTCCATTAATAGTTCTATCTTTTATTCTCGCTGTTGGAGACAAAGCTATAGTTTTACCAAGCAGCCCTGCCATTTTATAACCAACAACATCACTTATGTTATTGTATGCCAAATTTCTTTGTGTTTTTTCCGCAGGTAAAACTACTATGCCTGCGTCAATTGCTGCTTTATCATATGCAGTTTCAGTTATTGTAACAGTGTTGCTCAAAGTTCCATATGCTGCAAACCATACATTATACGCTTCACTCTGATATTCTGACCCTATTGCGTAAGCGTCGTAATTTAAAATTGCATCTTCTATGAATGGAAAATAGTCTGTATCAGGATCATCTGCTTGTGGATCAAATTCTACTCCCAAAACCTGAAAAAATTCTGGCACTATTGTGCTACCTCCAACCACTACTTCTTGACTTAAAAGTCTTTGGACAGCTTCGATAACCCAGCTTCCCTCTGCAAAATCCTCCTTAACAGCCTCCAATCCGCCTTCGCCTGAGTATTGTTTAACTTCTGCATTTATTTCAGTTGTAACAAGTAATGCAATTGGCGTTGCTGTGACAACTTGTGAACTTAACGCTACTCTATTTACTTTTACTCCCACTTCTTATACCTCCTTAATTCTCTTTTAATTCAAACTCATATGCTGCTATTTTTGGAACTATTTCTTCTAATTCTCTTCTGTAATTCACGACCAAATCAAAACCATATCTAAAAATATAATCATTATTAAGTTCATAACTTCCTCGATCTTGGATGTCCGACTGATTGTCTTGTAATCCAAACCCATCTTTCAAAATATCCTGTCTTGCAGTCGTTTTTATAAATTCATAGGATGCGTGAGCAGCTTCTAAACTATCACCTTTCACTTTTGAAATTGCATCAAACTGTATACTCATACTATTTTTGTATTCAACAGTTCTTTTTACATTTTCAGCGTCATAATCTTCTACACTTTTTACAGCTGGTTTTTTATCCAGTGACGCATTTATGAGTTGCAATACTATGTATGGATATACTTGTTTTTCCATTCTTCTAAATGAATCATGGAATATGTAAGGAAAAGTCCCTGCCAATCGCACATCTTCAAGTAGCCTTCTAAATATTTCAAAATCACTCATCATTCTACCTCTTGAGTGGCAATATACCACGCTGTATCTGCTATACCGTCTATTTTATGATCTAAAATTTCAGCAATTGTTAAAATCCTGCTACCAAAAGTTATTATATCCCCTTGACTCAATTGTTGTTTAGTTATAATTTTAAATACTTTTTTTCCTCTAAATGAATCAGGATAATCTTTTAAATCTGATTTCTTTATATTGAAAACTGCCCCTTTAAAATCTATATCATTTATTTTTTCTGTATATTCTTTTGTGATTTCATCATAAACAGTTTCTTTGTTTCCTTGTAATTTCAAATCCTGCAAGTGTCTATCTAATAAAATAACACTATCCATTACTTTTCACCACCTTGTAACCAAAACTTCTAATTGCTGTACCTGTGTCAATTAAAGGCTTATTCCTTCCACTTTTAGCCTTTATAGTAGCAGGCTTATTCGGTATGTAGTTCCCTTGTGCTATCGATTTTACGATATAACCTAGAGAGATGACGCCCAGAGCATCTAAGAAGCTCTTGCCTGTCCAAGATTTATTGTCTATTAACTTTTGTAACAGCTTATCACCGATATTGTCTAAATCTGCTGTCAGGCTTTCTACTGCATTTCTGAAAAATGGTCTAATTGGATTATTTCCTTTTCCGTATTCATGGTAAAACATTATAGAATTAAGGGTTGTAATATTCTCTTCACCCTCACCAGTAGCACCACCAGCGTACAGCCTCAGACTTTCAGCTGACGTCTTTAGAGACCTTCCGTATATTCCAATCACGATAGAGTGACTGCCTATATATTCCAGGGCTTTATTAATTCTTTTGAAATCTTTATCAAACTCTACTTCTGTGGCCACTACGAAAAAACCTTATCAATAGTCATTAAGTATGGCTCTATCATTTCTTTAAATTCTTTAAATTCATAACTTACACTTTCTATTTTATATTTTTTCAATATTGAATCTTGGCTTACTCCATAAGTTCCAAGTCTTTCTATCATACCAGCTATTGCATATTCTAAACTTTTAGGAATATCATTTTTATCGATTCCATATGTGTAATCCAGTTCTATTTCATTTAAATAGTATGGGTCAGTGTCCAAATCTAATCTATTCCCTAGATAAATCATACCTTCTTGAATAAAATAATCGCTAGAAATAAGCTCTGTATTATTGATTTGAAGCCTCTCAACAGAGAGGAGAGGCTTCCTTATAGTGCTAATACTTCTTGTTATTCTTGCATCCTCTGTCTCATTTAAAACAGATTGTTTTTCAGGAGGATAGCCTATCCTATCTTCTATCATGCTTTCCACGACTTCCGAGTAGTTATCCACTTGCTCCTCTATCAATTTAGAGTCAGGATAATATTTTTTAAAATCATCATAGCTTATCATTTCAATCCCCCTGAACTTATTATTCTATTTCTATTGGTACAAATTTTTCAGGTACGAGAACATCTCCACCAATATAAGTCTCATCATAGAAATTTGAAAATCCTTTATTTGTAATTTGGTCAATTAATTTTATATTATATCCTGCGGTAAATGTTCCTTGGTATCCTGTGTAATCTCCAATCAGTACAGGTCTATCACCAACACTTGCCGATTCTAAACCTGTATATATAGGCATATTATCATCAAGTACTACTTTTTTTCCGTCTAACATTGGATTCGAGAAATCTCTTGTATTCGGAGTTCCAAGAAGATAATTTCCTTGACTATCTTTTAACTTTCTAAAATAATTATACGTTTTTCTGTGCATAGTTGAAACTGCATTCATAAGATTAGCTGATGCTAACTCTGCAAAAGCGTCTGAAATAGTATCTAGGTCAATTACTTCATTGCTTCCTGTTTCATCAATTAAAATTGCATATGTTAATACTTCCGCATTGTTTAGGATTCCAAACGGCTGATTTACTCCAGTCCCAAAAAGGATTGCTCCTCCAACATCATAAATTAATTTAGATGAAAAATTATCTTGCATCAATTTAGCATAATCATATGAATCTCTCATAAGTAACTCATTTGTTATTGGAAAGTTTCTGTAATATCCGAATGCCTCGATAGTGACAGATTCTACATCAAGCCCCTCAGTTTCGACTCTCTCAGCTCGCTCAGCAATCCAACCAGCTCCTACAAAACCTTTTGCTAGCCTTGGATATTTCGCACCGCTAGAATTTGAGATATCGTCTTTTCTGATAAGATTCCATAATGGCGACTGATCTAAAGCTCTTATGATCATATTGTCAGCATATTTGATTTTCTGTGTTTCTGGAACTGTATCACTGCCAGGGGCAGCTAATCCAAGTTGCAAATTCAAACCCTTTTCTGCATGGCCTGTAAGACTTGCCAACTTGAACTTTTCTGTAAATTTAGCATTAAATTGTGATAATACATCATTTCCAGCAGCTACAGATAAAGAACTTATTTTTATTTCCTTGATTAAATCTTTTTTTGTAGCCACGATATCAGCTTTAAAATCAGCTACAAACTCATTCATTTTCTTGTCCATATCACTTTGTTTGCCGTCAAAACCACTCAATTCAGCTGTAAATGCTTCCACTTTTCCAGCTAAACCATCCACATTACCTTGAAAAGTTTCCTCAAATCTTCCTAGCATCGCCTTCTGTTCTTCTGAGAGCGTCTCTCTCATTGCTTGCAATTCCTTTTCTGTCATTTTTTTTCCTCCATTTTTATTATTTAAATTAGATTGTAAATTAAATTTAGACCCTTGAAAATTATTAAATTTAGACATATCAAAATCATTTCCTGACACGTGTAATAAGTGACCGCTAACAGATGCTTCTACTTTAAAATCTTCTATTTCTGATATAAAGCCATGTTCTAAAGCCTCTTCTGCCGTAAGCCATGTTTCTGCATCTAGTAATGCTATTAATTCTTGTTTATCCATGCCGCTTTTTTCAATGTAAGCGGCCAGCATTACCTCTCTTAATTTGTCCATTACATCAGCTACATCTCTAAGATCGTTAGAGTCACCTCTTGCGTACGTCCAAGGGTTATGCACCATAAACATAGCACTCTTCGGCATATGTACCTCATCCCCAGCCATAGCAATCACACTGGCCATAGAAGCAGCTAGTCCGTCAATTTTCACTACTATTTTAGCTCCGAATCTTTTTAAGGATGTATATATAGCCATTCCAGCGAATACACTTCCTCCGCCTGAATTTATCCGCACAGTAAGTTTACCAATATTTCCAAGACTTTTCAAGTCATCATTGAATCCTTTCGCTGTAACATCATCCCAATATTCGTCTTCTCCGATAGTTCCATATAGCAAGAGCTCGGCTTCTCCTTCATTATTACTAAAATTCCAAAACTTTTTCACTTTATCACTCCTTTTTACCTAAATTCACAACTCCTACGTGAGTACAATAACAGTTAATTACTTCGCTTATATCTGCATTGGGGTCATGCGGGTACAACATTCCGTTACTAAATGTTTCATCAAACGCTACTACTTCGCCATCAAGTGCTACATGGCTTTCACGGTCTGTCAAACCTCCGCCTACGTGTACCCATTCTTTGTCTAACTCTACCGCTACAATTAGATTATTATTAGTGTCAGAATAAGCTGCATGAGTCTCTGTCCTGTATATAGTTCTTGCTCTTCCTTTTGTCATTTTTTCGGTTTGTTTTTCTAATTCTTTTATAATCTCACGACTTGACAGCCCGTTTTCAGCACCATTTTTTAAAGTTAAATTCATTGAATCTCTAGTTGTGTCACTTACACCTTTTACAAATTCAGCTCCATGTTTTTCTAAATATTCCTGAATATAAATACTATCAAGTTCTAGAAATGGATTTAATTGGTCCTCTATATCATATAATTCTTCCAAAAATTCAAACGATGAACTTATTGTCCTAGTCGTTGTTTTTTCATAAGCTACTTTCATATTTATAGAAAATATATCTACTGAATCATCAATTTGTTTATCAAGTGGAGCAGTCTCATCAAATTCTTTTACTTCTTCATTTAATTCCTTAAATGGTTTTTCAATATCTGGTTTATTAGCTTTTATAAGTTGATTCCTGCTATTGACAATGGCTTTTGATTTGTTTTTGGCGTCATTGGAGGCCATTAGCCTTCACCTTTTGGTTCGCCATTGTGTGATATCAGATTAGCTTTAAACAATAAATCATCGCCGCCATCGAGAGCTTTATAACCTACTAAGCCTCTTTTTTCGTTGGCCGTCAAAAATGTTATATTTTCTAAGGCCGCCAAATCTGTATATGTTAACTTCAATGTAGCAAGAAAAGATGTATCTACTTTTATTTTATGGCCGTCAAGTTCCTTTTCAAAAACTTTATTTAGTAGGCCTGCTATAACTTCCATCATCGGAACTACTCTATTAAAGTAGAGGTTTCTTTCTGCTTCTTCCATATTGTTAAAAGTGCTTCCTTTGGTATTTCCTACTAAGATTGAAGGCACTCTGAAGAACTCGGCTATGTCATCCCTGACTGCTTCTGACAATTCTTTATATTGGAAATTTATATTATCTATTTTTTCTTTTTCTATCTCACTATTGGGTATGTTATCAAAAATTGCTGGTTCCGAAGAGCCACGGCCACCGCTTACCTTTGCAACCATATTTTTAATTTTCTCTTTTATGTTACTCGTAATTATACCAGTACTTTTTATAAAAAATGAAAATCTAGCTCCATTTTTTAATTGTGAAATATTCCATGCCGTCACCAGTTCTGACATCTCTACTTTACTTTTTATTATTTCGTATGGTGTTCTACCATCAAGACCTACTCCCATTTCACTATTATAATTAATAGCCTCATTTATAAAAAAATATCTTTCTTTAGCTGCTGCATCATAAATTATAGTCCAGCTGTTGTCTTCAGAATTTATTTTTATATGAGTAATATATCCATTTTTGTATTCTAAATCAAAATTTCTATAGAACCTTAAATTAGTAATTCCTGATATAACTATTTTTTCACATAAAACTCGATTAAAAAGTGTCAGTGTGTTTACAAGTAATTTTATTAATGAGTTTTTATCTATTATTATTTCGCTAGGGTCATTCAGAACCCCTTCAACATAATCATTATTCTTTACATTCCCCTCATCATCTTTAATGCTCAAATCGAGGTTCATAGAACTATCAGCAATCAGACCAATCACCTTGTAAAGGTGGTCATTGAAGGCAACTTCAACACTTAACGATTTTTGTGCTTTATATAAATTCTTTATCATATCATTATAATTCATCAGTTGCCCCTTTTACTAAGTCTTTAAGTGAATTTTGATTATAGTACGAAACTGAGTATCTTGATGCATCAAATCCATGTGGATCAAATCCAAACATTTTCTTTTTATCAGTGGAAATAATAGGTATTCCGTTTTTATCCACCATCTGTTTCATGGATTGAAATTCCCTAATTAAATTAGGACAATCTGATGATATATATATAGTTTTAAATCTTTGAAGTTTTCTAGTATCAGACAGGACGCTTCCAGGTCCTTTTTTTGCTCCTATCATCGTTACGCCTTTGTTATTGTAGTATTCGATAGCTTTAGGATCTTCGCTATCTGCATATATATTAAGTCCTTTTTCTGTATATTCTTGCAGCACTCCCAGACCTAAAAATACATCGTCTGTGACATGATTTGCGTAAAACTCTTTTGTCAAATATAGTATTTCTTCAATATCATCCACAATGCTTTCTATAAGTGCGTTATACGACACTGCGAACCCAAAGTCAAAGCCTCCGTTAACTATCTCTAGATTCTTTGTTTTTTCTGCCATTTCTCTTGGTGAAATTACTTTTATATTTGAAAATATCTTTTTTCCATAACTTCCGAAACGTCCGTCACTCCCTATTGTCCTAGCAAATTCATTATGCTCATTTTCTAACATCCGAACTTGTAAATCTAGCAAAAAAACATTATCTTTATAAGTTGAGTGATGAACAAACCATTTTATTTCGTCAACAGTTTTTCGGAAAATTCTTTTTTTGTAGAGCTCCTCTTCTTCGATTCCAAGATCTTCTGTTATTAATGCATAAGTCCAGTCTGTTTTTTCTCCTGGATTAGTCGCCATAAAAAAAAATGGTGACTTACTCGCGTCTCTTATTCTAACCTTTAAAATGTTGTAGTCTTCTCTTGTTATTTCATTAGCTTCTTCCACGAAAACAATAGAAACACCAGGTATCGATTTTTGACCTTTTACATTTTCAAGTCCATCAAAATATATAATAGATCCATTAAAAAAAATAATGCTCAAAGGACTCTTGTAAACTCTCCAAAACTTCCTGTTTAATTTTTCCTCGAGTTTGGAAAGGTGCTCTACAAATTCATCATAAACTGATTTTTTAGTATCTTTCGCAACTTTTCGATAACATAATGCTTTTCTTTTTTCAGCCATGCATAACATTATTATTCTTTCAATTATTGAAAATGATTTAGAGCTTCCATAGCTCCCAATCAATAAAAAAAACTCTGCTTCTATTTCTTCCATGAATGGTATAAAATGAGCATTTGTAGTCATTTTTATTTCCTGCATATTACTTGGCCCTTTTTACCATCGTACGCTTGAAAATTTTAATAGCTTTCAAAACTTCCAAATTGCTCTTATCTTTTATAAACTCTTCTAGGTCTTTGTAAGCCACTTTTTTATTTAATGCCTGCCCGCTATACCGACCGTCCAATTTTTTCTGTTCTTCTAGCGTTGCGTCTACTACAATCATTTTATAACCGAGTTGCTGGTTGAAAGTGTACGTTGTAAATTCTTTTATTTTTGTTTTACTTTTTTTTTCGGAATGAGTTAATTTTTTATCTAAAGTTGGAAGATCTAAAGTCAACTTTCTCCTCGTCTTATCCCAACCATTTAATAACATAGCTTTTTCCAGCTCTGCACCAGTCACTTTTTTTTTACTTTCCGCTTTTTTCTTTTGCATTCCTCTAGCTTTGTCTTTGTTTACTTCTGCTTTCTCACTTTGATTTTTTCCCATCTAAAGCCTCCCTGATAGACTTCTCAATTTTTTCATTAACCGCAATTATTCTAGCTCCACCATTTAAAATCTTCTTGCTGTCAGCTCCTAATTCTTTTGATCGTGCGTCTGTTAGAACGACATAACGCCCTTTTTTGAATAAGAATTTGATTTCCACTCGTTGATCTACTTTTTTCCCATTTCGCTCATTTGCCTTTAAAAAAGTTATGATCCCATCAGATGCCACACCTACTTTTTTTCTATTTTTCCCATCTAAAAACATACTTTTTTCATATTTAATTACTGCTTTTGCTGCTTCTGCTTTTGCTGCTTCTAATTTTTCTTTTTCGTTTGCTCCATTTACCATCTTAATTTCTCCTTTTTTTATTTTTTTTCTATTATAAATTTAAATTCTGTTTCTCCTTCTCCAACTTCTTTTGGAGGTTCTTTTTTAAATTGTAAATCTGGGTCTATTCCTGCATATTTTCCTAAAAATTCTAGGGCTTTGTGTTTATCCCACAACTCTACTTCGAACCCTTGTTTACCGAATTTAAATTTTTTTACTAAACTACCATCCAAATCTTTTCTTACCTTTACAACTAAAGCACCTTTTTCATTTTCCTCGATTTTGATTACCGAGGTTATATCACTTTTTGCAATTTTTACTTGCTGCTTCACTATTTCTTCCGCCGATACAATTACATTATTTATTATTTCGCTCTTAATTTGCTGTATATGTTTTTTTATTTCACTTTTTTTCAATAGAGTGTTCGCTTTGCTGTAAGCCGTCTTTGGACTATACCCCGCCTTTATAGCAGCCTGAGTTCCTCCTTTGGCTTCTACGTAATACGAACAAAACAATTTTTCTTTGATTGACAGGCTATCGTCTTTTATAAGATGTTCGCTCGCAATTGTTAATCGAGTGTGCTTCTCTTTCTCCGCTACTATTTCAGGTTCTAAGACTTTATCTTTGCGAACGCTCTTAACACCTTTTATTCCTGTTTTTTTGTTCGCTGTCTTTTTTTGTTCGTTCGCTGTCTTTTTTTTTATTATCTGTACCCACTCAAGACCTCGTGCTTTATCATTGGATTTCCATCTTCTAATCGTGCCAGATGGTCTTTTTATAGCCACTGATATCTGTTTAAAACTATTCCCAGCTTCAAACAGTTTTTTAGCTTTCTTTATTTCTTCTTGTAACTCCATATGCATCACTTCTTTTTTTAATTTTTCTATGGTGTCGGTGCTTCTTTTAAAACTTCTACTTCCTCGTAGACTATTTCTATACTGGCTCTCGTTGTTGCTACAGGGTACGGAGTCACTTTTGCATAAACAGTTACTCCAGGATGTACAATCACACTCAGAGCTTCTGCTACTACCCCTCCCGATTCGTTAGAACTAGGGCTTGGTATCACTCTGGAGCTTATTGTTATAGCTCCAGTTTCTAAACCACTTACGGAAATTCCTTGAAGATCTGTGTCTATATCTTTTCCTAAATGTTTGTTAAAACTTGCTAGGTCTGTTTTGGAAGTTGGAGCACCCACAACATATTTTATCTCAACCAGTCCTTCAGAACCGCAAGCTATTATTCCAGTAACTTTCAAATGCTTTGTGGCTGACATATTGTAAATTCCAACGGCTAGATAGTCTCCGCTTCCTAAACTTTCACTTTTATTGCTGGTGACATAGCATTTTCCATCATACAGTTCTTTTGGAAAATTAATAGTCGTTACAGAATCGTCAGGGTGTCTTATTGCATTCGCACCCGGACTCATCAATTTATATTTTTTACCTTCTACCATATTTCACCTCTTTTATTTTACCAAAATTTACAAAATTTAATTTTAACCCTTTTCTTTTTAGGATTACCCGATACTCTCCATAATAGTCCTTTTTTAGTTTTCCCAGATAATCCTATTTCACTAAACCCAGATCAATTTTTCCATTTTTTATATTTTTAATTACATCGTTAAATTCCATTTCAATGTCTAAATTGGAAGTTAAATTCTGACTTCCACTCGCTGCCTTTCTTAAAAGTTTGTTTTCTAATTTTGAAAAAACAAGTTCTACTGTTTTATTTTTTAAGCCTGTTTTAATTCCTTTAAAATTTGTACTTATAAACTCATTGGTTGTAAGTGTCTGGTCGCCATTCACCGAATCGTCCTCTAATAAATCTTTCAGAACGTCTAATATTCTTATTATATCCGCTCTTGTTTCTTTTTTAAGCATTTTTCCAAGTTTCTCTTTCGCTATTTGAAATATTGGGCTGGGAACTAATAATAAAATTATTGCAGTTACAATTATTGTTAGTACCGATCCACTTCCAAATGCTTCAATCAAATCTGACATATTATTTCTCCTTTTTGTAAAATTAATAAACAACTAACGAATAAAACTATAACTACCCTTCAATAACTTTATATTGTCATTTTTATGTATTTTCAGCGATACAGTTTCTATATCGTCATTTTTGGCTATTTCTTGCGTTATAATATTTTTATTGCTTCTGTTATTGATTTTGTGTAAGCTGTTGATAATAAAGGCACTGAAAATCTTAAATCAAGAGATTTTATAACATCTATAAAAAATGGTTCTGTTATAACACAAGTACATTTTGTTTTATTTAGGAGAAATCCTCCTCTCTCCGAGATACTTTCTATAGCTTTTATTCCTCTATCTGGCAACTCTAAAGCCTTCAAAAATTCACTCTGTAGTATTTCAGCTACCTTTTTACTTTTTTTGCTAGTATGCCAATATAAGACCTCTGTTCCTTGAACTTTTTTGTCAACCGCATTACAATGCATTTCAATAATCAAGCCTGGATTTAAACTATTTAGATCTTCTGGCAAATCTTTATAATTTGTTTTTCTAGTTTTTAAAATCAAGTCCACCTCATCTTCAAAAAAGAAGTTTTCTTGAACTTGCCTTGCGATGCTCAAATTTATTTCGTATTCAGTGACACCATAAATATCTGACTTACTTCTAGCTCCTTGTTTTTGACAAGAATGTCCGACTAACAATATCACTCTTTTCATCTACTATCACCGCTTTTTAATTTATCTACATCTTTTTCTAAATATTGTATTCTTATTTTTTTATCAACCAGCCTCAAATCATGAGCCTGTTGTTTCTCTTTCATTGTTTCAAATTTTTCTAAACTTTTTTTTTGAACTTCTAAACTTACATTTCTAGACTGATAATCCATCACTAAAAAATAAAGTAAAATTAAACCAATTATGCCATATTTTGAAAATTCTTTGAATATTTTTTCTGTCATAATTTACCCCCAATTTTAACATATATGGTATCATACCACATTTTCCAACAAAAACAAAAAATACACCTTTTATAGGTGTACTGAACTTTTTTTTGTGGTGTGAAGCACTCGTAATCTTCAAAGTTTTAATCTGCCAAAGGCAACGCCCGCATCCTCAAATGTGGTCTCTTGAACTTCACTGGTTTATTCTATCTTATAAATATATACTTGTCAATAGAAAAACTCAACTTATAAAGAAAAATACACTTTTCTAAATTCGTTGAGTTAATGGGTGGAATCCTAACCTTTGGACGATGAAATCAATCCCTACTTGCAGGTCTGCCTGCCTTCATTTGCTCATTTACTCCACCTACAAAAAAACCTCTTACTACAGCATTCATAGCATCAAATTTAATGATTAACCTATGCCTTTCGTCGTAAGGTTCTTTTATGTCATTGACACTGTTATGCATTTTAATTCTTTTCAATTTTTCACCATCAAAACTATAGATTCCATATTCCCCTCTATATTTTTTCATTTTTTCAGCTTCTATTTCGTTTGGAAGCACTATATAAGCTCTGTTAAATCCTCTACATACCTTAATCCCTTGTTCATGAAGTTTTTTACAAGCTTTTAATTTCAGTTCGTAAGCTTCTATGTGTGAGCTTGCAAAAGCCAATATATCTGGTATCATATCATAAACAGGAACTTCCCTGTAAAAATACATGGTGTGTCTTGTTTTTTTGAGTTCTCTTTCTTCTAAAAATCTGAATAACTCTTCTTGCATATGATCCTCTGAATTAAATACCACCTACTCCACCTCACCCAGCTATAATTTTTCCAACAATTTCTATATAAATGGTTTGAAATTCGACCGCTAATTTGTTAGAATAGTCAAATACTGTTTTTTCATTTTCTGATAATTTTTGAATGTATGATTTTCTTTTTATTGGCTCAGATAGAAAAACATCTACACCCACAAGAGCATCTTTCAACTCTTGTAGTTTTTCTTTTTCAGTCGCCCAGCCATTATACAGATTTGGAATAATATAAGACAATTTATCTATCATATTTTTATTTACTAATTCGTCTATAAGTCTACCAATCGCATTTATAGACAATTTATCCAAAGATGTTGGAACTAATATCTCGTCAGCCATTTCAAAACTAAGAGAAGTTAAATTACTAACTCGAGTAGCGGAATTATCTATTATTAAATAATCATATTCTCTTTTTTCACATTCTTTTAAAACTTCATTTTTAAATTTACTTTTTAAAGTTACTCCAATCACATCTGTTTCAATAGGGTAATAATTAACCCCTTGTTTTAAAAATTTGACACTTTTAAATAGATTCCCACCTTGAATAGCTTTTTTCATTCCAACACCTACCACATCGTCGCTCACAAGTGCCAGACTGTCATTTTGACTATCGAAAGATACCACTCCTACATTTTTTCCAGCAATCGACAATGCTGTAGCTAGATTTATTGTGATAGTCGATTTCCCAGTTCCGCCTTTATGGCTAAAAACTGTTATTATTTTAGTTTTCTTCATTATTTACCTCCCACTCTTCAATTAATTTTTCTAAACTTTTTAAATCTCTTTCCTTATTTTCGACTTGAAATTTTAATAGTTCTATTTCTTTTTTAATGTTTTTCTTTTTCTCCAATACATCATTATAATTTTCTTTTTCGTCAATTATTTCTGCATCTACTGTTTTTTCTTCTTTTTCTTTTACTCTTATTTTTTTTGCCTTTTCTTTTATTTCTTTTTTTTCTATGTTCCCTTCAAAAAATTCTTTTCTATCTTCTACATCTATTTTTTTTAAATCCCCTGCATCTCTCTGTGAAAGCCTTTCAACTTTCCCAATTACCATTTCTAACTCTTCACCTTCATACCCTATTTTTTTCGCCTCATCCAACATTTGACACTTATTTATTATTGTCTCTACAAATGTTTTGGCCAACCCTCTTTTTTTACATTCAGCTTGAAAACTCCCCTCATTTTTTTCTTTTAAAATAATAAATCTTCTGCCAAGTTCCACAAATGAAACTGTAGCTATTTCTAGCAGCTTACTAGTTTCATTCCACAATATTCCTTCTTGTTCATTAGAAAGATCTCTTTTCAAAAAGTTTATTTGCTCTTTGGAAAAAAACAAGTCTATTTTTAATATTCCATTACCTAGATTTTTCAATTTATCTAAAGCATTTATTTTTTTAATCTTCATCTTTTTTTTCTCCTTTTTTTTAAATAGATTTCTTTTATGTGAACA